CAGATATCCAGACAGCGGATTTGCCGACGTATCAAAATAATTACCTACCACATTCACGTATGTCAGGTTTTGAGGAAAACCTGCTGGTGCGAATTGAGTTGGAGGTACCGGAAGATAACCTTTATTTTGTGCTGACCAGCCAGGAGTCCACCAAGCGTCAAGAAGGGGTTGCCCTCTGTAATCTATACCCCATGTCCAAAGATTTCCTGCCATTAAGTCTCCTGTTGGAAAGTTATAATTTACATTTCCATTTTACCCTATAGTGTGCATGTATCCGCCACCACGTTTTTGCTGCTTGGTGTAAAGAATGTTAGAAGTGACCTCCACATTCCCTGATTCTTCTCCTTGTTCGAGGTGTGAGAGTATGCACGCCATTGATAGGCTGTCGGGATAATCATCATGAGCGTCAGCGACTTTGGGTGCTTCTGCCAGTACATAGGGTCCTTTGAAGTGTATCTCAAGGTCTTCCATTTCTGTTCTGAATCGTTTGTAAGTTCTTATTCTCCTTACCTTAGCGCCCGCTGGCCACGATATCTGCCCGTGATCAAGAAGCTGTTTCAGGTATTTCCATCTCTCAGACTGATCTGTGTTCGATGATCCAAGAGGTACCACTTCAACGTGCGGCATCAGGATTTGCATCCTCTGAGCTACAACGTCACCCAATCCCCCGACATCGATTCCTATTTTCCATACATTATAGTTAGAAAGGAATTCAGCGATCCTGAAGTATTGTTCTTCCCAGTCCATGCCTTCGAGATCAAGCCAGTTAAGGATCTGATGGTAGTAGAGCCCAAAAGGATCAGGGTTATCCCAATCGACATACACAACAGTAACAATCGTCTTGTCCTGCTTACGTCCCACATCGATTCCTGCGACAATAGGCGACCTGTGATAAGCATGTACAACCGACTGCATAGACGTATCTCCAAGAGCGTCAAGCCTCTCAGAAGTCGTGAACATTCCCTTTTCAAGAATCCACTGAATCCTGTACGACAACCTGAACTCGTCAGAATCCTCTCCTAGTCTTACCTTCTCGCGTTCTATTTTCTTCTTGTACTGAGGATTGTACTTAGCTACAGTCTTCCAGTCATACTCAAAGTTATTTCTCTTTGAGCCTCTTGCCTCTGCCCTCTTGTTATCCCTGATAGTGTCATAGAAGACTCCTTTGTTATACGCTGGAGTACCAGTCATGACCATGGAAGCATTAGTTGCCGCACCCATGGGAGCAATCTTCTTGTCAACTACTAGCTTGTCTGCTCCTTGTGCCTCATCGATAAGTATAAAGTGGTAAGTACGCCCTTCAATAGTTGCCTTAGGGTGACAGGTAGTCTTACGTATCAGTGAACCACAGCCAGAGAACTTAATCAGCCTGCCTCTTGCTATGACCGCCTCTTCTAGATCATTATCAGCAAGCAGCATAGTCGCATGCTCTGATGTCAGCCGTTCTGTTATCCTTCCGAACAAGTTGTCTGCCTGCTCATCTACGGGAGCAAAAGCACCAACCCAGAAACCATTCTTATACTTACCCATCCAGTCAGGGAAGATCTTAGCTAACCTGGGAAAGAATACGCATGCTACTGCTGTTACCAATGACAGTGTTTCAGACTTACCGCTCTGTCGCGCGAAACAACCTGTAAGAGTTGCGCCATCATCAAGAATTAACGATTCAAATATCCTCCTGGCGAACTCCACCTGATACGGCCTCAGTGTGTCATCATCAGGAAGGAATTCGTTACATATTAAAATGAGCCTGTCAATAAGCTGGTTAACAAACTGCTTATCGTTCTCGTCAAGCTCTACCTCAAGATAAGTCTCTTGTTCTTTTTCTAGTACTTCTTCAGACATTTATTAGTTCTCCGAATTTAAGCAAAAAAATACCCCTAGTAGTTTACACTACTAAGGGTATCAGAAATCTCAGTGTTTAATTATCCGCCAAGAATCTTAGCTAGGTCAGCAGGTGTTACATATCCGGGCCAGCGCCCATCAGTAAACAAATGCACTCCGCATTCCATGTAAACATAATCTACAAGCTGAGAGCAGATCATATGCTTGGATGATGCTATGTAATTCTTAAGTAATGGTGCTGGTATATGAAATCTGTGTGCTACTAAAGCGAAATAGTCAGCCGCGCTGTATGGTGTTCCTTCAAGTTGCTTGCAGCACTCTACTATGTTATCTCTCGTGGAAGCAGAGATATCAAAGTGATTAGTTGACCACAAGCCAGTTTTCAGTGTGTGCTCATCTAGGGGAACCATCTTAGCCCCACCTGGATAAGCACCGAATGTATACCCTAGAGGTGCTTCTTCACTGATACCGCCTACGTAGATCTCCGCATGCTCATACCTGGTGAATCCGCTGCCGTTAAGCCATTCACCAAAAGATACAAGCTTTCCGACACCGCCACTGATATCTGTACAGCAGAAGTCCCCGAGATCAGGTAATCTTACTCCCGTGAAGAAAGGCATTTATCTTAGTTCCTTCTCCAGGGCACTACAACAGTTCCGCTTGCTGCGGACAGTATAAGGCCGCCGATTACAACTAGCCAGATAACCCAGTTAAGGTGAATGCTGACGATTAGAAGTATTAGTGCTATAAGAAATACTACGAATGCAATCCAGTTCATTTAAATCTACTTTCCGTGATGCCACTTTGCTGCGTTCTGAGCGAAGACCTTACGCTTCTTTGTCAGCGCTGAATCCCCCGGCTTTATAACTTTGTCCTTCTCTGGCATGTCCTTGTTAGGAGAAAGACCTTCAGACTTGCGTAAAGCTCCCTGCTTTACCTTGCCTATAGGGTGACCGGTCTTCTTCTTAGTTCTCGGACCAGTCTTCTTTTTCTTAGGTGCTGCCATATCAGATCCTACTTAATAGGTATATTGAACTTCTTGCCTTCATTAACAAGCTGAGTTGTCGGCGGCGGCAGTTTGCTAATGCACCCTAGACCTAGATACGCTAATCTAGATCCCTCAAGAAGCTGAACTCCTGCTTTACTGGAATTAGCCTGAGGCGGTATAGGCACTAGAGGCTGGAAGAATCCGCACAAACTATGTACCCTGGCTGCTACTATCGAGTTAATTTTCTGTGTCTCCTGATAGTTAGACTTAATCGTCACGCTAAGTCCTATAGCCAGAGCTAACACAGTTGCGATAAGGAATCCTGTGGTCACTAACAAGATATTTCTTACAATACTATTGGAAACCATGTCAGATTCTTCCGGTATATGCTTATTTACCATTCAATCATACCACCTAGTGATGCAGGCTTCCTACGATTTGTATCAGTAAAGCCAGTACTGTTGCCATAGCAGCCATGCCGGCAAATGCGGTTCCTATCATCCATCGGCGCGAACTTATCCTACTCTTCATTTCCTGTTCATGATGCTCAGAATGCTTCTCAAACCAGACTGCGGTGTCTCTCTTGAAAGAGCCCATATCCGATTTAAGTTCCATGACATCCTTAATAGCATCCGTTAACTGCGCTTGCACAGCTACAACCCCGCGTGTCCCGTCCCGATCTATGTTATCAACACGAGAAACCAGCATGTCAAATTCACGTCTAGTTGCAAATGGTTCTTCTGGCACGTTAGTTCCTGTCCGTAATTAAGTTTTGTGTCCCTTCAGATCGCACGGGCAGTACCACTTACGATCAGGGTTTTGATTACTAGCATTTTCTATTGTAACAGGACACAGATCGTGGTCTTTAGTGCGGCAATAGTCACAAGATCGTTTACCTGGCTTTGGAGTTGATGTCATCAGTTAGCTCATCTACTACAGCCTGCATTGAGGCTATTGCCCTTTTCATTTCAAGCAAGTAAATCTCACTGCTGTTTTTCCTGAAACTATTCAGCGCTGACATGTAATCATTAGTGAACTGATCCATGTAATTCATTAGCTCACGAAAACTCGTCCGCATCAGCTTTCTTCTCGACTCCTGGTACAGGCTCTCGAAAAATCCCGATGGTATTTTCTTCCTGAACATCCAAGTTCCTCCCTTGCACTGCCATCAATAGATTCTGTTCTTCAGTATGTCTCTTCTTCCACCAGCCTAATACTAAAGCTTTTCCTGGCCACACATGAATATACCATGCATGATTACATGACCTGAACGGGTGCTCTATCTCATGTACCGGTGCTACGTCTAAAACAAAAACCCCCTTAACATTTTCAATTCCAACGAAAAGAGGGCTTCCGTGCATTTGCGCCATTAAATTCCTTTTAGTGCTCCAACTGCCAGCAGGACGAGAAATGATCCCAGTACTGCAATGAATACTACCTGGATAATCTGCTCTATCCATCCCCATATGCTTTTAGGCTTATAGAACAATTTACGATGAGGCTTGATGTGCCTGCCTAGGTGCTTACTGAATAAGTGCTGCTTCGGCTTAGGATCATCTTCGTCATGTTTTACTTCATCAATGAAAGGATCTTGTCTCATTTAATTGATTCTCTCATATCCGTAACCTTCCAGCGTGGAATTAATGAACCGGCCAGGAGATTGAGTCTGCCTGAACTGATAAGCAATATAAGGAGGAATAGGTGTCATGACCCCGTAGTCATAGACAGCACCATCAGTGAAGAACTCGATCCTTATTATTCCCTGAGCCCTGTCATATCCTGCTGCTACTGTACGCCTGTGATCATAACCATTAGCCGGCCATGATGATTTAGTCGGAGCATAAGTAAGCGGAACAAAATCTCCCTGTCCTTCTTCCTGCATGAACCTTTCGGCTTCTTGCAGATTAGCTACATCTGTTTCAGCAGAATACGAGCCGTCATCAGGAAACCTTCTCGGAGTACCAAGTTTCTCAGGTCGAGATCTTCTTCCGTACTGCGCTCTTTCTGCTGCTATATCCCAGTTAGCAGGCTTACGTCTCCTGGGCATCAGTCACCTTCTTATGAAGCACCTGTGTACAATACTGACCATGTTGCCTGATCGACATTACCAGTCTGGGTAATGCCGTAGTTACCCTGAAGCCACTTAACCCCAGCTTGAGTCTTAGGTCCGAAGTCTCCGTCAATAGTAAGCTTATACCCGAAGATATCGTTTAATACTGACTGAACCCTATGAACGAACCAGACCCCTCCGTTTGCGTCGTTAGCATTCAGTGTTAGTACAGGTAATGTGTTCATCATCCTTACTTCCCACGTAGGAACCGTACCGAAGAAATCATAATTCAGTACGCTCTGGTCTACGCTCTTGCCTCTAAATTGATCTGTCCATTGCGTGCCATCTGCCGATATGGTTATCAGGCCGCAGCTAGAAGGACCGCAGATATGTTCCCCGTTACCGTAATGAGCTGACCATAGCCTTATAGAATTCCTGGGTACCTTTGCCGTGTTCATTACAGAGATAACTTCACGCATGGTAAAAGCATTAGCATACAGAACCGGCCGGTGAACGCCTCTTTTAATCTGGCGCACAAACCAGTCTGCTGCTTGCTCTGGTGTAGCGTCTCCGGTTTCTATATCTAGGCAATCAGCATCAGACGATGCAAAAACTGCTATAGATAACAGTTGCGCACCGGGAAACTTTGCCTTGAGCTTATTATAAGTCTGGAAGTGCCCGTCAACATATCCAGCATATGCCTGAAATCCAGACGGTAACAGATCGACTTCAACAGCATCAAGCATTGCGATTGACATTCTTAAGCCTTACTTATTAGTTCCTTTACGTACTTCTCTGCCTCATAATCTGAGGCACTTGCTACGTGTACTCCTGTTGCTCCCCTGTGATGTGCTGTGCATAGGAAAACCAGGTTATCTGCTGACTCAACCCATGTACCGACTGAATCTGGATCTGAGATACCAGGGTAATCAACTTCAAGCCAGGACAGATCTACACCGTTCTGCAATGAGAACTCCACGTGCGCATGATGTAGTTCCAGGCCCTTGTTACTATCTCCTGATGAGCATTCAGAGAAGTCATTCCTGTGAAGACCTATAGCGCATCTTGCCGTGCCTATATGAGTCTTACGGTAATGCTCAAAGTCTTTGTAGTGAGGATCATCTTTTCTAGCGGGATGATCGGGGTAATGCATTACGTACTTATTTAATACGTTCTGTGTATGTGCTGGTGTAATTGTCATGCATCTAGTCTATCATGCACCTATGCAACCTTCATGACATCCGTAATCATGTTTACAGCAATGATCTTCAGTGTCATTGTCCCCATCTTTAGCATTCCTGCAATAACCGCAATTACAGTAACAATGAGATGCCTCACCGCATTCCCTCCGTGCCATCATTCCCTGCCTGGCATTGGCTCACCGCAATGAGGACAAGCTAGAATCCACGGATCTATATCTTTCTGGCAAGATTTGCACTTGCCTATATCCCTGCCACTCACTGTCCGCACATCCTGTGACAGTTACTATCATGATCCTCGCAATGATAGTCCCTGCCTGATACCCTGCAAAATTCGCAGGCAGTGCAATAGCACCTGCAATTTCCCATATCATCGCATAGAACAGCCATGATTATCTCCCTTGCTGTACTGTCCATCCTGGATTTACTTTAGGGCCTTCTTCATCTTCCGGATCATAGTGCGGGCAGTTCTTTGCCATCTGGGTATGATTGCCGCTCTCATCAAATCTGCAAACATCAGTATGTATCCCGCGACTATAGCCAACGCTATCAGGATAGTGGCGGATAGATTCGTGAAATATCTCTTCAGGAGTCGGCGGGCCTTCAAGTTCTAGTTCTTCTTCCTCAACGGTTGGTCCTTGTGCCAGCATGTAAGGATCAGGGAGCCAGCTCATGCTACCCTCAGGTTAATTCCTGCCAGGTCACCATCATCACATTCCAGATGGCATTCTTTTATGTGCTCCCTGCAATGCCTCTGCTCAGACAAGCAGCCAAGGCAGTCACAGTAGCAATCTCCTGCAAATCTACAGTTTCTCAGTCCAGCCATCATATTCTCCCTGATGAACACTCAGCATGGCAGTCATCCATGTGAGTTTCACAGTGCTCATAAGTACCCGGATATCCTTGCCTTATCGAACGGCACTGCTCACAGACACAGTAACATTTCCCTGCCTGAACACATCCTCTGGTCATCGCAACCCCATTCTCATAGCCTTGGCATCATGGAACGATCTGCCCATCTCTGATTCATCCCACTCAACCCACATAGACTTCTCCATGATGTTCTGAGACACTAGCATAGAATCCCAGCCCATGATTTCAGCTAGTGCTACCCTGTTGATTCCGTCCCTGAGCTTACCTGGAAGGGGAGGGATAGGATAGAACAACCTGACTGGTACCTGCTGTCCGTAAACTTGCATTGATTTCTTCAGGACATCATACTCTTCCCACTTAGTTACCTTATCGATGATGACAGGAAGCATTTCTCCTACTGACTTAACACCATCTCTTCCGAACCAGTTAGTATCCAGAGTCTTTATAAGATCCATCGACCACACCTGGATAGAGTCGTCATCAGTCGTCAGCGGTGAGGCAGGGTTGAGGATGCCCCTGTGCGGCTCTGTACGAGCCATAGACAGCCGGCTAGGGCCAGTCTGCCCAGAACCACTAGGGCCGGGGTCAGTCGCGCCAGAGGCTACTACAGAGCCGTATGAAAGCACATCGCCCTGACCTGCGTTTTCTTCCATCAAGTCACCTTAACTTCATTGATACTATCCGTCTGCTTAGTGATCACTGTACTGAAATATTTATGGAATTCAGCAGCCATTATTGTTTCCAGCGCAGATAGTGTTGCCTTCACGCTATCAGAAATGACCGGACCCATGTTTTCCAGTTCTTGAGTTATCTTACGTGTAAGTTTCTTGTTATTTCCTATATCCGGTATCGTGATATTCCAGTCAATACGAACAGAGAACTCATTATTATTGCCTGTGTTATTCCCGGCCACATTGACTTCTTTCTCAACATTCATGTTTCCTCCTTTACTGGCAGTCTACGTGACAGCCTTTATTATGTCTTCCGCAATGATCGCCTCTTTTGCAGGCATGATCATTCCATTCGTTATACATGCAATCGCAAGAACAAGTTCCAGGACTACAGGAATCCTTGCCTACCATTACTCATACCGCACTGCAATAGATATGACAGTCAAGAGAATGGAAACCGCAGTGTTCTCCTTTTGAGCAATTGTAGACAACACCGTCTCTATTATAATTACGGCACTTGCAACTACAGCTTGTCGCGTCTGTGCAAGATAATACAAAACCTTTCATGGTGCTCTCCTATTCACACGCCACATGACATCCTGAGAAATGATCCCAGCAGTGAAGAGTAATCCTGAATAGATTAAGGACTGATCCGTCTGCCTTTTCACATTTACTGCAAGAACAGTCACAGTTACCTTTATCCTCGCAATGCAGTGGTGGTTCCCTTACATCCCTAGACATCCGTCTCATCTCTTTCGCCATTCATAGCGCATCTAGGATTATGCCATGGATTGTGTGATCCTTCACAGCATAGTCTGCAAGAACATGTGCAAGTATCTGGTTCTGCTGTTATTCTCATTCTTACCTCCCAAATAGAAATAGCCAGCATCCAAGGCTGATGCTGGCTAACGTGCGAAATCTATGGGCCAGCTTGTCTAAGGCTGTCATCAGATACTAGCTGAATTCCGGGCCTGCTTTCAGGCTAACCGCGCTACTTACAGACTGAGTTTTCTTTTCCCTGACTTAAGACACCCATATGCCTTGTTTCGTGGACCCTATAGGATTTGAACCTATGACCCCCACTTTGTAAGAGTGATGCTCTCCCGCTGAGCTAAGAGTCCTTTACTTACCTACCCGACCTCTTCCCACCATTCGTGACCGCAATCCTTGTTATGACATCTTAGCTGAACCCAGACCACACCTTCATGTGTCTGCCTGTCTACTATGCTGTAATTGTCGTGTTCGCAGTCTGTATTCTTCGCCATTGTTCCTCCTTTAAGTTTATCGTCTACTTGTATCCCCAGCGGGATTTGAACCCGCGTTATTACCTTGAGAGGGTAACGTCCTACCAGACTAGACGATAGGGACAAGTGGTGTTCGGTAATTACCGAACACCGAACACTTTATTCGTCTTCAACGTCAACTATAACTTTGCCGCCCCAGCAATCAGGGTTAGGGCACTCTTCTTTGTTTCCGTCTTTAATTACGACACCTGCGCCCCAGCAAACGTTACAATCTGCTGTACTAGTTCTCACGGCTTAGAAGTTTGTTACTTCTTGCTGCGGTGTTACATGTACGTTATGTGCATGAGGATCGAAGTTCACGTGTACTGAAGGAGTCTCAGTTACAACTGCATGCACTGAGTTGATGTTTCCTACACTGAATGAAGGAACGGTTGTTGAGCTAAATGTTACATGGTCACCCGCTGAGCTGACTTCCATTAGGATAGTCTCAGTACCAGTTGAGTTTGTGAACGTGATTGTCTGTCCCTTGAATGTTGCAAGGTTCAGAACTCCAGGTACACCCTCAGAACTGTGAGGTGAAAGAACTGTATTGTATCCAGATGTTACAACATTTGCTGTCGCATTTGCTGTAAATGATTGTGCTGGGCCTGAACCGTAAGACAGAGTAGCGAAAACATTTGCGTTCTCGTTAACTACTAGATTAGAAACAGGAACGTTACCATGGTTTGTTACATCTACTGTGTAGGTAACACTTGAATTAATCCCGCTTAGTACCTGGCTTGAGTTCTCTGTAGCTGTTACTTCACGGAAGTTCGGGAAGAAATGACCGAATGACCACTCCTGGTTAGCATTACCATTGAATGCATTCTGTCCTACTGTTCCTGCCGGGCATGGAACGCCTACTGCGCAGTTACGGTTATCAGCATTTGTTGTAAGACCGTTGAACTGTCCGTTATCCTGAACGTACTGGTTTGTTGCCACTGACTGCAATGCATTAAGGCGGTTACCCTGAGAGATAACCCTGAATGCCTGCCACTGCTTGCCGTTACATGTACGAAGCACTACACCATCTACTGCACCGTAACCTGATCCTGGATCTGCCAGGCATAGGTTAGATCCCATCAAGGCGAAATGCACTGAGTTAGGACCAGATGCCAGTACTACGAAATTGTCATCTACTGAGTTAGCAGGGCCAGCATTTACAGGAGCATTCACTACTGGTGAAGTAGCCTGAAAATAGTCTGTGCCGTTTGCATTTACTACCACGCTATGATTGAACGGAATTACAGAGGTTGAAGCGAATGCTGCTGTAGTCCCTCCAAGCGTTACTAGAGCCGCTACAGAAGCGACTGCTGCAAATCTCTTAAACATATATGTTTTTCCTTTTCATTGGTTTACATTTTCTCAAGATGTGTGATCCGTATAGGACTTGAACCTATAACTTGCCGGTTAAGAGCCGGATACTCTACCATTGAGTTAACGGATCATTTTAAGTTATTTAATACATTGCTTATGGCAGCCGTCCCCGTGGTTGCCGCAATGCTTACGCCAGGTGCAGTAGGCACACCAGCAATCCCCTGCATCTGGGCACGGGACAGGAAAATAATCTTTCACTGTGCCTCCTTATTTAGTTTCAGGAGAGGAAGGTAGGAGATTCGAACTCCTAGGGGTTTGACCCCCTACGGTTTTCAAGACCGCTGCACGCCACCAATGTTAGACCTTCCGTACTGGTTAGCTATTTGCTTTCCTTTGCGCCGCGAACCAAAGCCCAATAGGGTGTACACGAGGAACCAGTAGGATTCGAACCTACGATACCGAGGTATTAAAGGTTAGCAACCTTCTGCATTGCCGCTCTGCCATGATTCCATTTTAAAGAATAATCCTAGGTTCGGCGGTGTACGTACTGTTCTCTATATCTTAGATCAGACCGGATTTAATATGTGGTTATAACCGTTCGGATTATTCTAGAGTGACTACCGGGATTCGAACCCGGACTAAGACGTTGGCAACGTCTTGTGATGCCCTTTCACTATAATCACATGTGTCCGTTTCTTTGGCAGGTGGACTAACCTGCGCCTTAGCATCACCCTAGACAAGTGCCGCACACTGAAGTTTAAAGTCGTTAACATGTGGGTCGGACTATAAGGTGCTTGCATTAAGCAAGATCTCCCTTATTGCGATGACTGCGGGATTCGAACCCGTATCCCCTACCTTGACAGGGTAGTACTTTGACCAGATTAAGCTAAGTCACCATGAGGTGATATCCTCACATGATTAGATGTGAGGATATTCACACGATAAATCTATTGTACTACGAGTTAGCCGTCAAGCTGCCCGATATATTATAATCGTCAGCCCATGAAACGACGTTTACATCCCTGAGAGCAGACCTTATAGCCCTGGTTTGCTTCCTGGCTGATGATTCAGGATCACCAGAGAGCTTTGACAAAACCGCACTAAGTACTTGAGCCTCTTCAAGATCTAGTTCAAGAACGTACGTGTAGCTAACAGGAACTTTCTTAGCTGTAGCCATTACTTAGCCCCGTTGATTAGTACTCCAGCACCAGAACCACCTGAACAATTCCAGGTTGCGGGAAGCGTATAGTTCGACTTCTCAGCATCTTGCGTTGTCTGGTAGCAAAGGTACTGCAAGTACGGACCTGAAAGTGAAAGCTTGTTAGTCTGAAGATTAGCCGCCGCTGTAGCAAGAGCAGAGTTTGTCTGCTGCTGCTGGTAAGCCTGAGCTGTCTCAAGATAACTATTCGTGATCTTCTTGATTGCCGCCTCAGTACTTGCATCGTAATGAATATACTGTAGATTCACATCTCCGACATGTACCTGATTACCAAGAGCACTCTGAAGATCTGTTACCAATTGGGGGTCAAACTTAGAGAACTGACTCTGCGTATTGGTGGTACATGTAGTAATCTTCTTCAGATCACAAGATTCAAGCTGAGCTGTAATGTCCTGGATAACGTTGTAATCTCCTAGGTCCCTGCTAAGGACCGTAGTGAGGTCCCGCTTCACGACATACCTGTCAACGTCTTGCGTCAGGTTAGGGCCGTAAGAACTGTAATTGGCATAAAGACTAGGGATAGCTGAAGCATTAGTTTCAGTCTGAAGCTGAACATCTGCGCAGCCCTCTGTCTGCATGCCCAATCTTACAGTAATACAATAACCAGTCGCACCAGCATTCGTGTACTTATCCGAATTGTTTCCGTTGGCTTGAAGGAAACTATCACTTTGAATAGTTCTCGATACAAGGTTAAGTCCGTGAGTCGGCCAGATCCAGAAATGCCCCGGTCCCTTTTCTCCTACAACCTTGCCATATGCTGTCTGAACACCTTCATACTTAGTAGGTACTGAATGATTACCAGCCGCATAGACAATACTAGCTGGTGCAATCAGCCCTACGATAGCGCAGGCTATGATAAGAACTCTCCTGCCATAGCTTGTGCTCGAATTACCTGTTTTCTGTCCCCATCTGTCCCTGGAGCTAACTTCTTTCGGCATTCCGAAGAATCCGATAAGAACGCCAGCAAGACAGAGAACAAGGATAGCACCTGCTCCTATTACTGCACCCAATTTATACCTCCGATATTTGCTTGTTAACTTCATCTAGCTCAGCTTGCTGCCTCGCTATAAGATCGTCAATTGTGGGTGGAGGGTTGAGTGCTTTCTTTCTTATCCTGTAAGCTACTAGACCGACAACTGTTACCAGCAAGATGAACATGCAGATAATTGCCGGGCCTACGAGACTTTCAACCATATCCCTCCCTCAATTACCTATCTTGCGTGTACTCCTACCGTTACTCCTGCATCACAAGCACAAGCAGCATAAATACTACCTGGATTACCCCCACCGGGAGGTAGCCATTCTGCCTGTCCTGATGGGCAGATATCAGCCATCATCCTGCAATCATGCCACAGTTTAGGATGATCATAACTATAAGAACTAAAAGGACCGAACTGGAAGAAACCGGCTCCTAGCAAAACAAGGAACACTATGGCTCCCCTTTTCTTTCCTTTAGTATTACTCTTTTTTGCCATCTTTCCTCCT